CCACGGTCTCTCGTGCTTCTCTTGCTAAGTCTGCCTGCATTCTTTCGAGGTCGCTGTCCTCGTAGCCCCGATAAGCGTGGGCCATTGCTACGCGCCCCATAAAGCCGCCGTCCATATTGTAGTCTGCCATCTGGCTCGCGTAATTAAGCGCTCTGCGAGCGTCGAGGCGAGCGCCGCTAATGCCCTCTTCGCCTTTGCCGTAAGTCATCTCGGTGTAACCAGTGTCATCGTCACCCACGAACAGGTGGAACAAGCCATCATCACCTTGCTCGCCAAACATTGAGCCCCGCAAAACTGCTTCCTTGGGTAGCTGCGCTCGCATTTGATCCATTGCCGCTAGAAACATTTGGGAGGATACGAAACTCTCCTGCGTGTCTTGCAGCTTTTGAAGGTGTGTCGGGGTTCCATCGCCCGACATTGACGTTTCGCTATTTCCGCGAGTGTCTATATAGTGCAACCCAGAAGTTGCCATCGGGCCAGCCGAGCCAACATCATTGCCGCTCGTATCGCGGTATACCGCAGGGTAAAGAGTTTTGACATCCATGTTTCTAAAGGAGCCGAGCGTCTCGTCCTCGGGGGCAACATAGTCGAGAGAGGGCTTTGGGTCGGGCGGAGGTGGCAGCATTGATCTTAGCATCTCAAGCTCTGGATCGTTGATGAGAACAGACTGTGTGCCATCCGCCTGCATATTCGCCATCATAACGTCAGGCTCGATGCCGTACTCCGTGAGGTTGCCCTGCGCGTCCAATCCCATCATGCCTGTGGTGCTCGACATTTCTGGGTCTTCTGGACGAAGGCGGGGTCGCAAAGATGTCTCGGGAGCGTTGCTTTGGTAAGCGGGCATCTCGAGAGTTTGCCCGCCGCCTTGCTTGGCTCGCTCGATACCTGCGGCCTCGTCCTCGGGGCTTTGATCCCACGTTCCCGCAGGGTTGAAGTTAATACCTTTGGCGTCCCTATCCATAATAGTGTGTATCTCCTGTGAGCGAGCGTTAAGCGCTGGGCCGCTTTCGTAGAAGGGCCACTTGCCCTCGTTAATTTGGCTTTCCCAATGGTCGAAAGCCTCGCCCTCGGTTAAGGGGCGGTCTGGGTTTACGCTCGGAACCCAAGCGGGAACCGATACAAACTTGCCCTTGTGTGGGCCGCGCTCGATCAGGATGCCCGTCGAGTAAACTGTCATCGGCCTGCCTTGACTGTCTCTCCCCACGCGACCCGTTTTCATTGAGTTGTTGTGGTACTCAACGATCCGCTTTTCTTGAGGGGAGAGTTTAAGGTCAGACATTTGTTATGACGCAGGCCAAGGTTACTTCGATGTCAGTGAGCGAGCTTTGCGATGTAATCTCGAAGCCGATTTCTCGTGAGGCAGTGGTCGCGTCTACTGCGATTGATGCCGAGAGGTTCTGCTCAGTAAGCGTTGACGAGACGGGGATCACATCGCCAGCGTTGGTGCCGTTAACACGAAGCTGGATGTTGCAAGTTCCCGAAGTGGATTTAGCAGCGACCGCATCGATCCGCACGTTTTGTTTGAACGCACGAGTGACTTTCTTGACCCCGTTTGCTACCGAGCCCGTTTGCTGGAAGAAGTACGAGCGCGTTGCAAAAGTGTCGGGTAGCTGTGCAACGGGAAGTTTGCCTGTGCTGTCGAGACCAGCAACGCCGTCCGCTGCGCCCATATAGGTTTTTGGAACTAGGGCTGTCTGGTCAACGTCACTAAATTCTAACCCACCGCCCGTCGAGTTAATGCGGAGAAACTGCAAAGCGTTCGATGTCGAGAACGCTGGGATGCCCGTGTCTGGTGATGTCAGGAGCCAGCCCGTTCCGTTGTAGAACTTTAGGACGTTGGGGCTGGCGGCTGTGTCCACCCACATATCGCCAGCGTTGGCGGTTGTAGGCTGCGAGGCAGAGACGTAAACGCGCCCACGATTAGCGAGCAGGGTTGAAACGCCGTCAACTTTGGACTGCGGGATTTGGTTGTCAGTGACAGCTATGTTTGTGTACGGGATCAGGCCGTCAGCGTTTGTGAACTTGTCCTCAGTCATCAGACCCGAGACGCGAACTTGAGAGGTGTCCTCGATAATGATGAAGGTCACAATGTCGCCCACGCTCATCGCAGAGGTGAAGGTGATGGTCGAGTTTGTCGGCTGCTGTGTATAGTCGTTTGTACCGCCCTGACGTTGCAGAACGCCGTTACGATAAACGAGTACGGATTGGCTTGCTGTGTGGCTGAACGGGAAAACCGCTTGCGCTGCTGCGGCGGCAATGTCCGAGCGGGTGTATCCGCTGTCGTTCGCGCTTTGAACTTTGTAAATAGTCACGATATCGTCGGCTGCTGTGGCTGAACCAAGTGTCACTGTGTTCGCGGTGTTGCTGCTCGTAAAGGTCGCCTCCGCTTGGAGAGTGCCGTTGACGTAAAGAACGATGGCGTCCTGCGCTTCATGGATGAAAGAGAAGACTGTGGTTCCAGTTGGGTAGGGTATTGCGCCGCTGACAGTAGCGTTGACAACGTGATCCACACGACCTGAGAAAAGCGGCGAGCCGATTGTACCCACATCGGAGCCTGACACGCCTCGCAATTCTGCGACTGTTGCAAGAGTTGTCCAGCCCTGCTCGGCCTCAGTGTAGGTGCCGACACGATACTGCAAGCCGTTTATGCTGTCGTTCCGAAGCTCGACAGGTGCGACCAGCTTGCCCGTGCTGTCGAACAAAATCTTCACTAGCTCGGCAAGTGTGTTATCGCCAAGCTCTGTTGCGTTTAGGTATCGGACAATGTTCTCGACATCGGCTCCGATATTACCCGAACTTGTATGGTTTCCAGGGTATAGTACCTTGAGACGAGCCATTCTATTTCTCCTTGTGCATCAAGAACGCGAACGAGATCACAGTGACATCGCTATCAACGTCTTTGTCTTCTGTTCGAAAGCGCATTCGGACGCCTCGGAACGTGTGGTTAAATGGGAAGGTAAAATCGTGTTTTAGTGGGGCGTCACCCCAGCTTTCGTCGCCAGCAATGCGATCCAAGATGACTTCGAGTGAGTGCATATCGCGACCATCCTCATCGGTAAAATCGATGAAGAAGCGGCCCGTACCCGTTGCTTGGATTACAAACGAGTGAGTGCGCTTTGTGCCGATGAAATCGCCCAGCCAAAGAACGGGCGTTTCCGCAATCATTTGCGAGCGGCGAAGGTCTGACAAACCAGTGTCCTGCACAAAAGTTCGGCTCGTACTTTCGTAAACGCCGTCTGACGTTCCGAACATAAGGCGACCGCCCAAGAACGTGCCACATCTCGGTAGGAGCGTGTCGCCTAGCTGGAAGTTCACCATCTCGTAGCCCGAGCGGAAGTTCATCGAGAGGCGCTGGGTAAACCTGCCGCCCGCTCGTGGGAAGAATACATGGTAAGTCTGCTCGTCAGGGTCAAAGACCGCCGAGATCGTTGTGGGGTCGGGCGTACTTCTTACAAGTTCTTGATAGAGAGGCTCGATCTCGTCAGACAGCGAGGCTTCCGCAATGGTCAGCCCGTTTGTCTCGTTACGCATAATCGAGTGGATGCCTCGGCGAGAACAGAACAGCAGGTCGCTGCCAGCGTTGATGATCGTGCCGTGAGAGATGCACCCGATCCGAAGGTTGGCTCGGCTGTCGAGTTGCCATTCCTCGAAGCTGGGATCGATGATGTAAACGAGCGTCTGGTCTTGCGTAAACACGGCAAGGCGGTTGGCCTCGAATGTACCCAGCCCGATGATCTGGTCAGCGGTGCCGATCAAGTTCGAGATGTCGATAAATGCGGCTCGTGTTACCTCTGCGGTGGTAGCCTCTTCCTCGAGAAAAATGTCTGGGTTATCAACGCGGCTGAACTCGATGGTGGTCGGCCTGTCCTTAAAGCCTGCGACCGCAAGGCGGCGCTGGATGGGAACGCCGAAAGCTGGCTTGATCGAGGCAGTGGATGTCGAGAATTGGAACCCATCATACTTGAACATCTTAGTGTCGAGAGAGAAGATATGCACCTGACCCTTAAAGTTGGTCATGTGGACAACAGCGTCCTTGGCGTACGCGCTCAAGACTACGTGATCTCGGTCGGATCGTAAGTGTGTGGCGGCTGCGTCTGTCTCAGCGTAGACAACGCCCTCTCGGCTGTAAAAGCGAAGTGCTTTTATCGGGAAGCGGCTCGAGCTTTTGTGTAGAAAGAATGCGGGGTCGCGGATTAGCTGGCCTCGGTAATCCACGTAGCAGTTTTTAAGCTCCCAAAAGTTTTGGTCTTCCTCGGTCTCAAGCGCAGTAATGTCACGAGAACGGTCAATGCCCCGAAAGCCATAGTAGGTTTTCGAGAGCGACTTTACTGCGATTGGAGAATAAGTAAGACGACCCATTTAGTACGCCTTTGCTGTAGCGGCTGGTGCGTAGGCTTTGCTTGAGCCGCCGTCTGTGATTGTGCGGGTGTACGCTTTGTTGCCATTTGCTCGCTCGTGAAGGATGTTGTTCATTCCAGCTTGGTAAAGCTGCAAGAAAATCATCGCTTTCTCCGAGCCCTGCTGGATGAAGTAATGAGCGGTCAGCCCGTCGATCATAATCATGTCGGGGATGGCGCGGCTTTCGGTGATGTCAGCGTAATAATCGATATCGCCGCCCGTCCAATATGGGTGCTGGCGAACGTCCTCGACCACTCGGTTTGCGAGTTCAATCATCATCATCATCACCTCGCCGTCTACTCGAGAAACGCTAAAGTTACCCGCCCGAACAAGAGCCGAGCGCACAAGGTTCTCGAGTGGGGTAAAGTTTCCCGTACCCGCAGCAAAAGGTTTTTGGACGCTCAGTTCAGCCATTGTTAATTATCCTCAGATGCTACGATGCGGCCCGCCCAAACGTGGTGATGAGACATCATGTTTTCTTTGTGTTCGATAGGAATACGCCACTTTACGTGCTCGCGGTTTTCGTCCCATATCCCCATGAATTTCTCGTCACCGCATTGAAGGTCAAAGACGCCGCTCTCTTCGCCAGCAGAAATAAAGTTTGCAAACTTGGGCTTCCACTTTCCTTTGGGCTTTGGTGTGTCATTAACGTACGCTTCGTTTTCGGGGGTATTGGGGTCGTCAGCGATGAAACTTCCTGTGCTTGTTCGGGCTCTCTTCTTTGCCATTACTTTGCTCCTGATTTGCGTGGGACTTTTATCAATGTTTTTTGGTTCTCAGTCGTCCCAAACGAAAAGGGCCACGCATAAGCGCAGCCCTCTCCTCTAGTATTGCTCTAAAAGTTAAGCGACTAGGTTCCAGTTTTTGATGTAAGTGTGAACTTTGTCCTGAGTTAGCTCGAGGCCACACTCAGAAATGTACTGATGCTTCACGCTGTCAGCGTCATTGGCTTGCAGATCACGCTCAAGGTTTGTGTCGCGACCGTCGAGGTAGCGATACTTAACGTACGGCATATCGATGATGATAGCCGCGTTGTCCATTCCAGGGACTTGACGGAACTGCGGGTGCAAGTGAACCATCAAATCGCCAGCAAAGGTGCTGTAGTTTGAGAGGCTTACGCCGTAGCTTCCTTCGACAACGGTTGGAGACCAACGGTCTTTACCGAACTTTTGAAGGTGTCCCGCAACCTTGGCACCACAGAACATGAGCTTCTGCTTGGAGCCAAATGCGAAGATGTCTTCAACCAATGTGCGGTCGAATTGATCTTCTGTCATTGTGCTTGATGCGGTTGCCCGATCATTCACATTGGTCAGGGTGTTTACGAGGCCGCCAGTGTAACGAAGTGGCTGGGCAGTCGAACCGTTGCTTTCGGCTTTCTTCCCAAAAAACATTGCTCTTTCGATGTCCATCATGTGCATCTTGAGAGCTTTGGTCGCCATCTCGTCTTCTTTGTCACCAGTGCGAAGGTTTGTGGCCTTCAAGGTGTTGGTGACGGTGAAAGCGGTTTTGAAGATTTGAGTGTAGTTCGAGGCTACAGTCGCATCGAATGATACGCCAGTTGGAGAGCCCGAGCCTTCCGCATGTGCCGTGCCAGCGATATACAATGGTGTGTTGTCAGCAATCGCCGCTGCGCCGCCACCAATGCCACGTTCAACCGTCAAGGTTGTCGCGCCGCTGTCTGCGGTACACCGCATGACTTCGCCAGTTAGCGAGTTCACAACGATTGTTCCAGAAACCGCAAACAAGTTGTCGTTACCAGCATCAACAGTAATCGTAGTCGCTGAGTTGCTCAACGCTCCGTTTACTTGCAAGGTACGAGCGGGAAGCTCGTCACGAAAGTTTTTGTACTCTGGATCGTCAGTCGCTTCCGAGCTAGTCATTGCGAGCAATGCCTGTAGCGGTGCGCTGCCATTTGGTTCAAGAAGGCTGTATAATTCGCGATAATTCTTTGGGCGGAAGTCCGTGCTAAACGTACCTGTGCCCCGTAGTCCTTGGATAGCAGCCATTGCTAATCCTCCTTCGGATAGGGTTTCATTTTGGTTGGAACGTCAGAAGCCTCGCGGAATTTCACGCGGGATAAATCGTATTCCTGTTTAACATCGACTTCACGAGAGCCTTGGCGCTCACCGATATTGATGACCAGAATACTTATTTTTGCAGAGAGATCGTCCCTGTTATTCTTTTATGTGGGGGTGTCGTTTAGGGCGCAACGATGGCGGACTTGAACGGGCATACCCGTTTGCTTCCATAGCTCCATTTGTATCGCTTGCGCTTTCTCGTAAGCCACTAGGTAACACGCGGACTTTGTTTCAAATTTATTTTCATTCTCACCAAAGGCTTGCTGCCCGTTAGCGAAGATAACCCAGAAAAACAAAGTCCACGGTTCCATATCATCCTCTATTCATATTAGCTCGCGAAGCAAGACGAGCGAGTGTGTCGTCGCCGCCTGATGATGCCATGCTTGAGGTTGGCCCACCCGACTGAGTGGTAAGGTATGCCTCGCGTCGAGCCGCTGTGTTCTTGAGTTGCTCGAATTGAGGCGTGTCCTTCATCCGCTTAAAGTCATCCACCACGCGGCGGGTGAGGTCGTAGTCGGAGAAGTCATTGCGGTCAAAACCACGCTCGCCAATGAAAGCGGCGAAGTCGGAGGCTGCCTCGTCAGGAAGACCAGCTTCCTGTTGTGCTCGGTCGAGGTTGTTTGAGATCGTCTGTGCGATAACTTGGTCACGAGAGGCGATTGCGGCGTCTCGTGAATTGTTGCCCGACTGAGCGGCAGCCGAAGCGTTATTCATAACGCCCTGCATCATTTGCATTTGCTGTCCCATCTGCTGTTCCATGCGAGACATGCGTTCCATGCTTTCCCTAAACCCTGGGGGTAAGGAAATGGCGTTGTCGTCTTCGTACTTTTGCCACTCTTCATTCATCTTGGCGGCATAGTCTGACGGTGTGCCCGTTTGATCTCCGCCTTGAGCAACGCCAGCAGTGGGTGCTCGCTGGCGTCCCATCTGCGGGCTCTTGGTGTAGGCGTCAACGGATGCAGCCAACAGCTTTGCGATCTGCTCGGGGTTGCCCTTGGTCGTTTCCATCAGTCTCTCGGCGAGAGCATTGACGGGCTTCATCAGAGCTTGCTTGTGGTTGAGGTCGCGATAGCGGTCGTACGTGCCTGCGATTTGCTGGGGCGAAAGATTGCGCTCCTCTTCACCGAACTTGATCTTATACATTACGGCATCTTCGGCCTGACGATCTCCCTCGGTTTGCGGTGATGCAACCTCTGCCGCCTGCTCCTGCGGTGTTGTGGGTGCATCTTTAGGTGCGGGTGCGGGCTCGGGAGCAGCGCCTAGTTGCTGTGCAGCAATGCGAGAAACCTGCTCTTGCTGTCTTGGATCGATAGCCATTTTATTCTCCTTCTGGGCGGCCTTGGCGGCCCATACTTTCTTCAAGTGCTAAATCGCCCTGCATTTGCTGGACGAGACGTTCGGGCAGGCTTAGAAGTTGCTCTGCTGCCCAGATTGCTCCTCGCTGGAAATCCATCTGTTGCTGGGTCATGTCCGTCCTGCGAGACATTTGAAGGGCGAGTTGTAGTATCTCGTCCTTCATCACGATATTTACGTGCTCCCAACCTTTGCTTTCCGATAACGCGGTGATGTCTTTGATCTTGCGTTTAACGGAGATGGTTACTTCCCCTTTTTCTTGCCGCCAAGTACGGCTTGGGTGTAGATTTTCTTCGTTGGCATAGCCATGATGGGCTCTCCTATTTCTGAGTGCAGGGACAATCTCGGTGCTGCATTGGCCCTGTTTGGGTCTGCTTGCCGAGCTTCTTTACTTCTTTCGTTTTCAAGTCCTTCGATCCTTTCTCGTTGCAAGGCGATTATCTGTTTCTGGCGCTCGAGTTCCTCGAACTGGCGGTCGAGATCAGAGACAGATGGGAAGGGCAGTAGCAAACTTAATAGCTCCGCCTGCTCATTGGCTTTCCCCTCTTAGGTGCGGATGCTTTACGCACAGGAGGCTTGCCAGATTTCTTTGCCGCTTTTGCGGCGGCAGCTTTCCCCGCTTGTGTGTACGGGTACTTTTTGTTTCCGACCTGTGGCATTACTTCTTTCCCTTCTTAGCCATCAGCAATTCCACGCTCTTCGTGACCAGTAGTTAGCGGACAGCTTGTTTGCCTTACCCTTGATGCCGCCCGAGCGAGCGCAGTAGGACGCCTTGTTTTTCGCGTTGCCCTTCTTGATGGTCATGTTTGGGTCGCCGAACCGAACGATCCGCTCTTTGCCACCAGCGCAGGCTTTGACGATGGACTTCTTTTTAGACCCCGCTGGTGCGCGGCGGGGCTTGTTGCATGGCATCTTAGCCTTGCTGACGCGAGGTGTTTTCGCCATGCTACGCTGCCTCGTATGCTGCCTTGTCAGTGGCGATTGCAGACGCGCTATTGCCTTCGTTCACGCCGAGCGCGGCCTTGTTCTCAGCGTTGCCTCTGATCTTGGAAGACTGCTCCGCAATCTGTTGCAAGACGTACTTGTTAGTCACAACCGCCTCGCCGTTGACCGAGGCTTTAAACTCGCTCTCGTAGCTGTTGAGGACAGAATAATACATTTTGCCATCCCAGCTTAGTAGGCTGCGAACATTGCCCGCTACCCAAGAGGGGTTGCCCCAGCCTGCGTCTGGGACGCTGTAGATTTTTGATGCTGCGTTATCGTATGACATGGTTAGTTCTCCTTAAATCCGCTTGGCTGGAACGTATAGGTTGCCCTCGTTACCGCTGACTTTGCCGTTGCTATCAGTGCCCCAAGTGTACATATCGCCGTTCTCGTCTAGGACTTCCCAGCCTTGGGTCGCGCTGGTTGAAGACCCCATGTAACCTTGGACGTTGGCTTGAATTAACGTGCCGTTTACGCCGAGTGGGAAGGCTGGTGACATTGGCGAAGAAATTGGGCTTGGGAAGTTGTAGAAACCACATTGATAAGTCGCCGCACCCGTGATGTAGAACCAGCCGTTGCGTCGAGCGATGCGGTCTTCCTTGTTGGCGTGGCACATAAAGCCCATATGGTAGTAACCAGATGTACCCGCTGGGGCGTGATAGATTTCCGACACCCATTTAAGTTTGTCGTCACAGATAAGAGGCGTTGTTGTTTGGGTAGCGTTACCGCGACCTTGTACGCCGACATTGTTCTGACCTGTGGCATACAAGCTGCCGTCTTCTGTCAGGAAGAACACGTTTTCTGGATAATACCCCCGTGGGAATACGTCGATAACGTGCTTGTCGGTGTCAGTGCCGAGGCCACCCGCGACTTGAGTGAGAGTGTAAATAGTAGACGTGGTGTTGCCGAGGCCAAGCTGACCATAGTTGTTTCTACCACATGCGTAGACACGTCCAGACGCCATCAGTACGTGTGTGCAACCGTTACTCCCCGCGCCTGTCGCAATCGCTTTAACTGGCGTCTGACCAGAGACAGAGATTTCCGTTGGCGTTTGCTTGATAGCGGTGTTGTTACCCTGACCGCACTGACCATAGCTGTTGCCGCCCCAAGTGAATATGCGGTTGTCTGTGGTGAGTACGACACAGTGGTTGTAGTTGCCGCCACTGCTACTAATCGACTTCACGTTTTTGTCGAAGGCGTCGATCTTAGTGATGGTGTTTTTGTTAGCGACTGTGCCGTCACCCATGCCGCCGTTGACGTTGTAGCCCCAAGCGTAAAGGTCGCCATCTTCCATTAGCAGCATTATGGTAGATGCTGTCTCGGCGCTAGATTGGCTGCTAGATGCAATGTAGCGACAACGCCCCGCGCCTGACGGGATCGGAACCTTGTGGAAGTAGTTACGGTCTACGTTGAAGCCGTCAACTTGCTGGCCCTCGTCGCCGTGACCCGTCACGTAAACGGAGCCGTCTGCGTGAAGGATGGTCGTGTGGCTGTATAGATTGATAACTTGAATTGCGTCCGAGAACACTACGTTGTCGGCCATCGTGAAGCCGCCCAAACCTTGCCCGTTCTTCGCATAACCGTTGGTTTCCCAAACGTAGTCGCCGTGGTTGTACTTGCCAGTTTGCCCTTCGGAGTTAGACCCATATGTCGAACATTCCAGCCTGCCACGATTGTAGACAATAGCTGCCGAGTGGTTGCCAGTAGTCCAGCCCGTCCTGCCCATGTCCCATGTGCCTGTGTTCGCAGCATATGAGTGGGTCGCGCCGCCGAGAGTGCCTGTGGCTTCGTCGATGTAGTTAGCAAACTTGTAGCGTCCACCTGACCAGATGCCAGTGTAGTCGCCTTGGAGAGAAGCGAACTTGCGGTTTTCGTTTGCGCCCCAGTTTTGCCACACTGGGTTGCCTGTGTACTTGTCGATGCCGAGCGTGTCGCCGTAGTTGCCGATAGGTAAGCGGGTGACGGCTGTGCTTGTTAGCACGTTGATCTGACCGCCGAGGCCAACAGTGTCGAAAGTCGCGCTGTCTGTGCCACGAGAGTAGTAGTGAAGAGTTGTTACGTTCGGTGTGGCTGGCATTGCGACTGTGACTGTCGCACCAGACGAACCTTCCGTGCCGTTGCGGGTAACGTGGACTGTGCTAGTCGCGTCGAATGAGGCCAAGTCTGTGCCGCTGTTGTGTGTGCCATCCGATGTGGTCGAGAACGAGAATATGTGGCCCGTGTTAGAT